TTGAAACTTCTCTAAAAGCCAATCTTCAAAATATTATTTGTTACTTGGATCTTATTTGTCGAGAATTAGGCTATGACTTCACTGAATGTTTTGAGGGTGCTTATAACGAAATTAAAGATCGTAAGGGGCGCTGGGTTAATGGATCTTTTGTAAAAGAGCAGGATCTATAAAAAAAGAGTAAATGCGGATGAAATACAGGGAACAGCTTTTAAAAGAAATTGAACAAACAGAATCACAATTAAAGAGGCTTGAGAAATCGGAACGGTCCAAAATGAAGGAACGGAACAGATTGAACGTGGAAATATTGAAAGTCTTGCAGAAGAAAAACGAAGTGGAGAAGGAACTGAAGGAAAAACAGGAAATCCTACGGAATTTGTCAAGTATGACAATAGTTTTTAAATAATCAACAAGGAGGTAACTCATGAATAAGCGACAACGAAAAAAGAAAATTTTGAACGGTCTGAACAAAGAAGAAAGATACCGCAGAACGCATTGTCCTGTTTGCGATAGTGAGGTTGGAATATTCAATAAGTATTTTGAAAGTTATGGCTTCTGCTGTATACCATGTGGATATGAATACTACGGGATTTCAAGATAGATCAGAAGAGGTAAAGGGATGAAGTGCAAAAAATTCACAATTGGTTTTTCAAACTCACAAAAAGCTGAATTCTTGGTTGACGATTTTACTCAAGATGAACTAACGAAAATCATCAGTCAGTTTAATAATGGAAATTTAATGAAGATTAGAAATTTTTTTATAAACCCAAAAAGTATTAACTATTTTGTTGTCGATGATTTTGAAGAAAGTATGGAGGATTTATAAAATGGACGAACGGCTTAGATTTTTATTATACGGAACTTATGACGGTTTTAGTCGGAGTTCCCTTGGTGATGATAATATACATTTGATTTTAGATAATGGTGATAAAGTAGAAATCCCAAACCATTTTGTAAAAAATGCAAGTGATTTTGTTGAAAAAAATAAAATTAAATTAAAAGATATTATCGCCCGAATGGAAGGGTTAAATGGATTGACACGTTTGGAATGGCTCGATGATATTTTATATAAATTCGGTAGTAGTTACGGAGCTTCGAAATATAGTGCCGGATATAAGCAAGGTAAGCTAGAGGGCGAATGGGTCGGTCAGCAATTAAAAGACGCTGACAAAATACGGCAAGAATTAAATAAACCAGTAGTAAAGCAGTTTGTGGCGGATTGGATTGAAGTTTGTAAGGAACATCTTACAAGTTCTCTCTATCTTGCTATGACTCCAAGTTTTTTGAAAGCAAATAACCAAGGTATTGAATTAACAATATGGATCAAAAAGAACGAAGAAACATTCGCTAGAGCATGGCTGGACGGCTACGAAGTCGAGAAAGAGAAGCAGTATGAAGTGCTATTGTGCAATGGACAGTCGTTGAAAACTGTGTACAGACAGGGTGGGGATCGTCTTGATTTTGAAAAGGTGTATGGCGATCTTGAAAGATTTACTAGAAAACAATTGGAAGACGCCGGTCTTGGCTGGGCATTTGACTGCCAAGGGATTGAAATTAGAGAGGTAGCGGAATGAAAATTGCAAACTATACACACACGGCTTTTGATGGTGTGAAAAACATAAGAGGATGGGTTTTGGTTAATAACTATGGTGAAAAGGAATTTGTTTATTACAACGGAACAGAATTATGTGTTCACCCTGCTAGCGATTGGGAAGGTGAGTTAAAGGAGGTGGAAGAATGACAGAAATTAGATTACAAAATCCATACGTTGACGATGTTATCAAAGTGAGAGAAAGCTATGGACAAATTGCTAAAATACTAGATTGGATTGAACAAGGCAATATAAATTATCTCCGATTGATTCAAATCGAACCGGAGGAAAGATTGATTACTATCAATCCTAAACACTTCGCAAAAATTGAATTCAAACCCGAGGAGGTGGAAGGATGATTCCAAAGTATAGAGCGTGGAATACAGAAACAAAAGAAATTGAAGTATTTGAAACCTACGAAGAAATTAGTGAATTATTTTTAGCTTTAAGCGCAGATGATGGTTTTTATTCGATTATGCAATCAACAGGGTTGTTTGATAAGCACGGCAAGGAGATTTTTGAGGGGGATATAGTCAAAATGGCTAAGGATGTCTATTCTGAACCCACTTATTACGAAATTGTAAGGCATCGAGGAGGAGCATATCGTCTTGAATCTAATCAACACGGATGTGAATTGTGGTTACGACATACTAATTGTGAGGTTATCGGCAACATCTACGAAAATCCGGAATTGTTGGAGGAAGAAGAATGATAATATCGACTGAAGAGTGGATAAAATTCAGAGAGGACGGACAAAAATTTGCCTTGGAGAAACTCGAAGAATTATTTCCGGACAATGACAATGAGGTGGAGTAATGAATAAAGAAAAGATTTATGCTCTTTATAGAGGGGAAAAATTTTTAGCAATTGGGACAAAGAAAGAACTTGCTGAACTCTTGAATGTAAAAGTAGAAACAATAAGTTTTTACGGTACGCCGGCTTATAAAAAAAGGATAAACCAGGCTAAAAGCCGGCGTTTGGTTTGTATAGATTAGGAGGTGGAATAGATGGCAATCATATTAACACTTTCTGACATTATAGCTTTACTATTTGGCCTTGTTTGGTTGATTGGCTTCATACTTGCCGGCCTGGTAGTTTTCATATCGAGGGAGAAAAAATAATGGCGCTTGTATTAACGAGATATTCAATAAACGGCCAGCACGGAAGCGGGCGTATTATCAATACTAATAATATTGAATCTATTTTTAAATTAGGGGATACGATTGAACCTAAATTTAAAATGTTCCTTATGAATGGTGAAGTAGTTAATTTTACCGGAATTTACTATGACGGTAATTTTGTAAGTGTCTATAAGATGGATCAACTTTACAACCTTTTAACAAAAATTGAGAAGGGGGAAGAATGACAACTAAAGAAAGGTTTATTTATCTTATCGCTTTCTTTTCTACCTTCCACATGATTGTTTTTGCTATTAAAGTTGTAAATCAAGCACAAGAAATTGAAAGGCTCAAAAACCAGCCTAAAACGATTATTTATAAGGTTGATAATGCCGGGGGTGTAATTGACCAATCTGGGACTATAACCGCCAAAAATGTCCTAGAAGGGCGCTATACAGTGACTATAAGCGGGTATGGTAACTTCCTAGTTAATAAGGAGCAGTATGACAGCCTAAAAATTGGGGATCCAATGCCTGAATACTTGAAGGGGGTTGGGAGTTAGTGAGCAATGCTGAAAAGTTTTTCAAGCTGTATGAAGAACTAGCTTCAGAATTTCCAGATCATAAAGGATTTATAGAAACCCTGGGAGTAAAATCAGTTGGATGTTTTAGGCAAAGAATAAACAAGTATAGAAAAGCGGGGACAGTTCCCCCGCCTTCTATGCTAAAATCCTTTAAAAATGTAATGGATCCAAATTTTCTACTAGAATGTATGGATGAATACATGGACGATTACAAAAGTAACGATACATGGAAATTTGACAATATCAAAATGGAATTTGTCGAGAGTTACAGAAAAGAAGAAACTGAAGAAAGCAAGTGGAAGAGAAGAACAAGAAAAAAGGCAGTGGCAAGGCACTACCTGGAAAAAGCTTGTAATGTGGAAGAATAAATTTTACGCTTGCAAGCCGTGAAAAGCTTGTGGGCGATAAGTGTATCAAAAAATTAAAAAATAGAATGGAGGAACTCCTTTACACTGAATAAATCTAAAAAAAAGGGGCGTTTGATACACGCGCCCTAAATTAAAAAAGCCGGCCTACTGCCAACCGACTTTCTGGAGTTATGAAAATGAAATAGGAGATAACTATATTATAACATTATTTATAACAAAAAGGAGTTTGGGGATTTGGTTAGTAAGGCACAGGAATTACTTGACGAATTACAGAAATTAGACATTGACATAAAAAGCCGGATGGATGAAATCAATGAGTTGGAAGCTGGGCTACTATCAAGCCCTAAATTTCAGGTTGATAAAATATCCGGTGGGAAAGGCCGTAAAATTGACGACGTGTACACACAATTGGTAGTTATGAAAGAAGCTATTGAACAAGATACCACTGAAATTATTAACAGAAAGTTAGAATTAAGTAGGGTTATCAATAAGCTGAAAGATCCTAAACAAAGGACCGTATTAAGATTAACTTACATTGTTAAGAAACACGTCCTAGATATTTGTAACGATTTGGATGGTATTTCAATACCGACTTATTACCGCTTAAAACGGTCCGCGATCGACGAACTAGACACAATTATTAATAGTGATAACGTTTGATAATCGCTTGTATAGTCGGTACTTTACCAATCTATCTTATTAAGGCATGACCGCGTTAATGTGCTAAAATGTTAGTATCAAGTTTTAGGGATAAATCATTCTGATTTATCCTTTTTTTGTATCTTACCAGAAAGGAGCCAAAAAGATTTGGGAATGACAGAAAGGCAAAAGATTTTTGCAGATCATTATATTATTTCATTGAACGCTACGGAAGCTTATTTTAAGGCTTACCCGAAAGTTAAGAATGAAAGAACGGCGCAAGCGAATGGAAGCCGTATGCTATCAAATGCTAAGGTAAAAGCCTATATAGATGAACAGCTTGAAAAGTTAAAGTCTGAACGCGTCGCAGATCAACAAGAGGTACTAGAATTTCTTACCGCTGTAATGCGTGGTGAAGTCACTGAACCGCTTTTGGTCCTAGATGGTGAAGGGTATCAAAGAGTTGTAGAAGCAAAACCATCAGTAGCAACAAGGCGGGCTTCAGCGGTTGACCTTGGTAAACGTTACGGCTTATTTGTGGATAGGCAAGAAATCACTCAACGGGTGGTAGAAATCGAGCTAGGAAACTGGGATGATGAAGAAACCACAGATTAAAATAAAAATTAAAAATCCAAGTCGGGTTTTTAATAAGCATATCTATGACAAACTAACAGATTATAGCACCTTCACGGAAATCCATTACGGCGGGGCTTCGTCCGGGAAAAGTCACGGAGTAATTCAAAAAGTAGTATTTAAGAGCCTTCAGGCTTGGAAGTATCCAAGGAAGGTTCTTTTTTTGCGGAAAGTTGGATCGAGTGTTTATGATTCTATCTTTGAAGACGTTAAACAATGCTTGGAAGCCTGGGGACTACTTGGTGCTTGTAAGGTTAATAATTCCGCTTACCGTATCGAACTACCAAATGGTGCCCAATTTATTTTTAAAGGGTTAGACAATCCGGAGAAAATCAAGTCCATCAAGGGCATTTCAGACGTAGTAATGGAAGAAGCTTCAGAGTTCACCCTGGACGATTACACACAGTTAACCCTACGGTTACGGGATAAGAAACACCCTAACAAGCAGATCTATTTGATGTTTAACCCGGTGTCTAAGGTTAATTGGGTATATAATGCGTTTTTTGTAAAAAAGCCTAAAAATACAGTTATCTATCAAACGACATACAAGGATAACCGTTTCTTGGATGAAGTCACAAAGGAAAACATTGAGGAACTTGCTGACCGGAACGAGGCTTACTATAAGATTTACGCCCTGGGGGAGTTTGCAACACTGGACAAGCTTGTATTTCCAAAGTACAAAAAACAGTTACTAAACAAGGATGAACTAAGTCACATTCCGTCAGATTTTGGCCTTGACTATGGTTTCATAAATGACCCTAGCGCTTTCATGCACATCAAAATAGACGAGGAAAACAAGCGTCTGTATATTTTAGAGGAATATGTTAAAAAAGGCCTGACGAATGACAAGATAGCTGAAGCAATCAAGGCCCTGGGTTATTCAAAAGAGATTATCCGGGCTGATAGTGCTGAAAAGAAATCGAATCAGGAACTAAGGAACCTAGATATTCCACGGGTAATTGATGTTATAAAAGGCCCTGGGTCAGTCATGCAAGGAATCCAATACATTCTACAATATGAAATTATTGTGGATGAACGGTGCGTAAAGACCATTGAAGAATTAGAGAATTACACTTGGAAGAAAGACAAGGCGACTAATGAATATATTAATGAACCAGTGGACAGCTATAACCATTGTTTGGACGCGGTGCGCTATGCGGTTCAAGATCGAATCTTCCAGAAGAAAAAGGAATTAGACGTTAATAAGACGATTTCCAAAGTAAATCGTTTGTTTAGAAGGTAGGTAAAAATGGATCATGTGAATGAATTTGAACATGGTTTGGACATTGAAGTTTCAACCCGTAACGATAGCTTGCAATTTAGTAGGCTAGCCAATGAGCAATTTAGATATTCTTCCGCTGAAGAATTGCTAAAAACAGCGGAAGGAAAGAAAGCCTTCCGGGAAATGCTGACAGCGTTTTTTGAATACCAAAAGCACCGCTTACGGGTGCTAGATTCTTATGCTAAGGGCAACAATTACAGTATTTTAAGCGGTAAACGCCGGATGGACAAAGAGAAGGCAGATTACCGAGTTAGACACCGCTGGGGTGGTTATATTTCAAGCTTTGCTACTTCCTATGTTATTGGTAACCCTGTTACCGTGGGCGTGCTGGAAGGTGGAAACAAAGACCAGTTACAATCAATCAAAGAAATTGAATGGAATAATGATATTAACTCCCTGAATAGTGATCTAGCCTTTGACGCTTCCGTTTTTGGCCGGGCCTATGAATATCATTTCCGGGATCGGGATAACATGGACCGAGTGGTTTTGATTAGTCCCCTTGAAATGTTTGTGGTCCGAGATTTAACCGTGGAACAAAATATTATTTGTGCTGTACACCTTCCAATCTATAATGAACGTGTCAACATGACGGTTTATACTAAAGATCAAGTAATTAAATATAAACCATTTACTTATTACAGCCCGCGCCTTGCTTTGGATGAAGCAACCAAGCATAATTATAACGATATTCCAGTTGTTGAATGGTGGAATAACCGTTACAGAATGGGCGATTATGAAAGCGAAATTTCCCTAATCGACGCTTATGACGCTAGCGAATCAGACACCGCTAATTATATGAGCGATTTAAACGACGCTATGTTATTAATCAAGGGTGACCTGGAAGCGATTGGGGCAACGGCTGACAACGTGGCCAAAATGAAAGACGCAAACACGCTACTACTTCAAACCGGAATCAGTGCAAACGGTCAACAAACGACAGCGGACGCCGGGTATATTTACAAGCAATACGACGTACAAGGTACGGAAGCTTATAAGAACCGTTTGGCGAATGATATTCACCGCTTCAGTCGTATTCCGAACCTTGAAGATGATCATTTTAATTCTACACAGTCAGGTATTGCCTTACTTTATAAGATGATTGGGCTGGAACAGGTACGCAAAGACAAGGAAACGTACTTTACTAAGGCATTGCGCCGGCGTTATGAGTTAATCAGTAACATTCATAAGGCCGTAAATGGTCCTAAAATCGAAGCTGACAAGCTAACTTTCACTTTCCACCCTAATATCCCACAGGATGTTTGGACGGAAATCAAGGCTTACATTGAAGCTGGCGGGGAATTGTCACAAGAAACCCTTCTCAATAATGCAAGTTTTACAAATTTTGAAACGGAAGTGGACCGAATCAAGAAAGAAGAAGGCGCTAGCGATTTTGAACGACGCTATAAAGTAGGTGAAGCGGATGAACTTGAAAATAGCGGACAACCGGAAGTATAACGCCGAACGTAAGGCCCAAAGCGCTTTAATGAAGCGAGATTTAGACCGTGAAAGAATCCTAACAGAAATATACCAGGAATCTTATGATAGGTTACAAGGCAAAATAGACCGGTTCTATATGAATTATGCGGGGCGTGAGGGCTTGACCAAACAAGAAGCAATGAAACGCGCTGACCAAATGGACGTTACCAAATTCAACCGTAAGGCTTACAAGGCCGTAAAAGAAAAAGACTTTTCACCGGCTACAAATGAATGGCTAAGGGTTTATAACTTAAAGATGAAAGTAAGCCGGCTGGAACTTTTGAAAGCTGAATTAGACTTGGAAATTCAAAACCTAACAGCGGAAACTTATGAAATGTTTGACAAGGCCCGTAGGGATGAAATACTAAGCGAATTTAAGCGCCAAGCGGGAATTTTGGGCAATTCATCCAAGGGAGTGAAACGGCGCCTAGAAGCGATTTTAGACGCTGATTTTTACGGTGAATCATTCTCTAATAGGGTTTGGGGTAAAACAGGCTTACAGCAAACCTTACAGAAAGACGTGTTCGCTTCTTTAAACCGTATTTACACGGATATGATGGGTTACAAACAGGAACGGGACAGGCTAGCTAAAAAATACGGTGCCAGTCGGTCAAGCGCTGAAAGATTAATAAAAACAGAAATCGCCCGAATCAACGCGGACACACAAAAAGAAATGCTGGTAGCGAATGAGTTCACACATTTTATTTTTGTAGCCGAACCTGGGGCGTGTGAAATATGCGCCCCTTTGGACGGTAAAGCCTTTCCGGTTGATGAATTGGAAAAGGGCGTGAATATGTACCCTATGCACCCTAATTGCCGGTGTTCAGGCTATGGACATATTGAACTAAAATACAAAGACGGTAGAAGCACTTTAAACGATTTTAAACTAAATGAAGAAGATGAGATTTAGAATTTCACCTTCTTTTTTTATGCGCGTAAAGGGGGAATAGTTCGATTCTATTTCACGGGTTAATCAAGTTCGAATCTTGAAATCTGGCGGGTGGTTCGAATCCACCGGCGCGCTTATTGTCCAAACCGTGCTAAATGACGTTAAAAGTTGCATGAGTTCGGGGAGGTTGCCCGTCAAGCGTAGAAAGGAGCCTAATAATGGCAGAAGATCAAAACACACAAGCGATTGATCCACAATCACCGGAAACAGTTGAGGAACAAGCTAGCAATCCGACACAGGAACCGGAAAAGATGGTATCAGTGGCCGAAATGCAACGCCGTTTAAAATCTATGGAAGAAAAACATTCCAAAGATACAGCGGAAGCAATTTCTAAAGCCTTGGAAAAATACAAGGCAGAAAGCGAACTTACCGGGAAAGAATTAGAAGAGTACCGACGTAAGGAAGCTGAAGCAGAAAAGCAAGCTTTACTTGATAAGATCGCTGGGCTTGAAAAAGAACAAACCAAGCGAGAATTAACAGATGAAGCTATTAAAACACTTTCTAGCCGGAAACTTCCGGTCAATGATAAAGTGATTTCTTTTGTTGTTAAAGATACCGCTGAAGGTACTTTACAAGCTATTTCAGACCTTGAAAGTATTATTAGTGAAATCAAGGCTGAATATTCGCAATCGGAACCCCCTAGAGTTTCTTCAGATTTTAGCGGGTCCGAAAAATCAGACAAAGGGGACATTTTCCGAAAATCCCGAATCATTAAATAAAACACCTTAAAGGAGAATTTTAAAATATGACAGTACAAACTTTTAACCCTGATAAAGTCCTTGTTTCAGAAAAGAAAGATGGAACTTTTACTAAAAAAATGACAGATATCATTATGAAGGATGTCGCTGAAAATTCCGTAGTAATGCAACTTGGACAGTACCACGAAATGGACGGTTTGCAAGAAAAAACTGTTTACGTTCAAACAGATGGCGTATCTGCTTACTGGGTGAATGAAACCGAAAAAATCAAGACTGATAAACCTGAAGTGGTTCCGGTTACTTTGAAGGCCCACAAATTGGGTATTATCTTGGTTGCTTCCCGTGAAGCTCTTAACTATACATGGGAAAAATTCTTTGAAGATATGAAACCACAAATTGTTGAAGCTTTCCACACTAAAATTGATGAAGCTGGTCTTTTGGGACATGAAACGCCTTTCGCTAATTCAGTAGCTAAGTCCGCTAAAGATTCTAGCCAGGTTGTTGTTGGTCCTATCAACTATGAAAACCTTCTTAAATTGGAAGATAAGCTTTATGAAGCTGACATTAACCCTAATGCCTTTGTTTCTAAAATTCAAAACCGCTCTGCTTTGCGCGAATCACGCGACGGCGACAAGAAAACAATTTACGACAAGGCAAACAATACCATTGACGGTATTACTACCGTGGATCTTAAATCTAAACAATTCAAGAAAGGCGACCTTTTGGCCGGTGACTTTAACAGCTTGATTTATGGCGTGCCTTACAATATCAATTTCAAGATTTCTGAAGAAGGCCAAATTTCAACTATGAAGAACCAAGACGGAACACCTATCAACTTGTTTGAACAAGAAATGGTAGCTGTCCGCGTTACTATGGACATTGCTGTAATGGTTACTAAGGCAAACGCTTTTGCTAAATTGACCGCTACCGCTGAAAACGTCTAATCAATTAGAAAGGGGTAGTCAATGACTTACATTGTTACTAAAAATATTATTGATACCAAAGACAATAACCGCTTTTACGAAGAAGGGGACATTTTCCCCCGTGAAGGTTTTGAAGTTTCTCAAGACCGAATTGCTGAATTGATCGGTAAGGGTGTTTTGAGTGCTAAGGGTGAAGAAACACCGGCACCAGCACTAACCAAGGAAGAAGCACCGGATGAAGAAATTGAAAAACCACTTGAAAAATTAAAAGTGGCAGAACTGAAAGAGTTATTAGATAAAGCAGGCGTAGAATATGAAGCAGACGCCAAAAAAGCGGATCTAGTAGCTTTGGCCCAAACTATCGAAGGAGAATAAAAGGTGGAAGAAGCCCAACTAGCAAAAATTAAACGTCGGTTGGGTATCGACCCTTCCGACAACTATGAAAATGATTTGTTGACTGATTTAGTGGAGGACGCTGAAAGCTATTTTAAAGGACTAACTGGAACGATTGAAATTAACAGTAAGTATAATTTCATGATTGAAAACGTGGTGTATAAGCTTTACGGGCGCAAAGGTTCCGAGGGTGTAACGTCTGAAACGGTTGACGGTTATTCCGTGACTTATCAAGAATGGGATAACCTATTTAAACCGTATATGGCTATTCTTAACAAGGACTTTGGCCTAGATGGTACACAACGGGAACGCGGAAAGGTGTTTTTCCTATGAAAACACCACACCGAATTACCTTAATTCGTGGAGGGCGTAAGAAATACAATCCGGAAACGGATGAATATGAAACACAAGCAAGAAAAACCGTTACGGTCCCTTGCTTGGTGAATGAAGTCAGTCGAGCAAAGGTATTTGAAAACTACGGTAACCGGACAGATACAGTGATTATTTGTAGGTTTCAGAAAGAGCAAGCGCCTTTTAGTCAGGCCGTTTATAAACGTGACACCTATGAGCCTATCGAAGCAATCGACGCGCCAATTAAAGGGGCTGTACGGTTGAAGAAAGTGGGTCCGTTTGGGCGTTAAGGTTAAATGGCACGGGATCGAAAAGCTGACTGTGACAATTTCAAACGCACACCCGAACGCTGTTAAACAATCTTTGGAAGTCTTGAAAAACAATGGCGAACGTGGCAAGGCAGTAGCAAAGAGAAAAGCGCCGGTAGATACAAGTTTTCTTAAAGATCACATAACAACGAATTACCAGGGCATGGAAGCACACATACACGCTGAAGCCGGTTACGCCGGTTATCAGGAATACGGCACCCGTTTTCAACCAGGGACGCCTTTCATGCGTCCAATGATCCAGGAAGTTCAACCACAATTCCAGGAAGATATGACAAACGTAATGAAGGGGGTTTTTAAATGACGCCAAACCATGAATTATTCAGATTGATTTATCAGATGGCGGAAGCAAAGGCCCAAACCTTTGACTTTTTGCCTGAAGCCGGGACACAATACCCCTTTATTTACATAGGCGAAAACAACGCCCTAGAAAGCCCAAACAACGACCTTTGGGGAAAGGTGGGCCAAACGGTCCACATTTACGCTGAAAGGGCACAGCGGGCTATTTTGGACGATATAACAGCCTATTTAGAAACGAATATCAAAAACATTTCTGGGAAGTGGGAATATCACTTACAGCACACTAACACAAATAAACAGATCATACCAGATAATACAGACGTCCGGCCTTTGCTTCATGTGGTTTTGGATGTCTCTTATACCTATACTAAGAAGGAGAAAAAATAACTAATGGCAGAATTGATTCAGGGAAAAGATTATATCGCGTTTTTCCGACGCGTTAAGGATCAAAAGAAACAAGACGCTGGAAAAGTAAGATTCCAAACGGAATTGACTTTGAATGCTGAGAAAGAAGTTGAAACCACGAAAACAAAAGATGGAGTAGTGAACTCTGTTTCCGACGGTGAAACTTCAGGGGAATTTACTTCACTTGCTTACCGTGAAGATAAAGACACGGTTAATATGTGGAAGGAAATGCGCCAATGGTTCCGCAATACTGACAAGATTGAAGTTTGGATCGTGGACCTAGCAAGTAAGCGCGAAGATCAAGGTAAGGAAAAATATGACGTGGAATACTACCAAGGATTCTTTAAAAACTTTGAAATTTCCGCGCCGGCAGATGATAAGGTAGAACTTACCTATGAAATGGCGATTGATGGTAATGGTGTAATCAGTACAGATACACTAACAGAAAGCCAAAAATCCGCTATTAATAAGGCACAGTATGAATACCATACTTTGGCTAAAGAGGGCGAAGGTACAGGGTTACCAGCTTAATTTTTCAGGGGCTTATTTAAGCCCCTTATTTTTTTAATTTTTTTGAAGGAGAAAAACAAACATGATTTTAAATATTGGTGGAAAAGACTATACTTTACGCTTTGGGATTGGCTTTTTACGTGAGATGAATAAGCTTCATTCGGTTGAAATGGAGGGGATGAAAACCGGTTATGGTGCTATGACTATGTTTAATGCTGGACGCGCAATGAATGACCCTTTGGCATTGATTGACTTGATTAAGTCCGCGACTGTTACGGAAGCCCAAAAGCCGTCAAATGAAGCTATTGAAAAATTCCTTGAAGATCTAATCATTGAAGAAAAGTATGATCAGACCATTGAGGAAATCATGAACGAGTTAAAAGCATCACCCCTACTCAAAAAGGCAATGAACCTAGCGGAGTAGGGCAACAGCAAGGGTCAAGTTCTAATATTGGTTATGATGAAGCGCTAGCGTTACTTATTGCCCGTCATGGTATGACTTTCAAAGAAGCTATGCGGACGACGCTAGAAGAATTTGAAATCTATAATATGGCTTACGCTATCCAGCAAGAAGATAAGCGTTTAAACTCTGCTATCCAGGCTTGGTTTAATCAGTCAGTTAAGGCGCAAAAAGGGCGCGGTAAGTCAACCCGTCCGGCGTTTAAAAATTTCAATGAATTTTACGACCATCAAAAAGAATTTGATAGGATTTTTCAAAAAAATCAACCTACGAAAACAGCCGTACCAACTAGAAAAATGGATATGGCTGAAAGAAATAGGTTGATCAATAAAATGAGAAAGGAAGGAGGTAATTAATGGGAGCTAATTTTGACGTAACAGCTATATTAAAGGCGAATGTTTCCGACTTCAAAAGCGGTTTGAAAGAGGCACAGGCTTCTTTGCAAAGCCTAAGAAATCAAACAGGTTCAAGCCTTGAAAAATTAAGCGGTACAATCAACGGTGTAGGTGATTCCATGTTAAAAGTAGGGGCCGGAATGACAGCCGGTTTTACTTTGCCGGTAGCCGGGGCCGTCGGTGGTGTTATCAAGTCTTTTGCGGGGCTAGAACAAGCCCTGGGCGGGGTTGAAACACTTTTCAAAGATTCCGCCGGAACTGTTATCAAAAATTCAGAAACAGCATACAAACGGGCCGGTATTTCAGGCGTGAAATACATGGAGCAAGTTACTTCCTTTTCTGCTAGTTTGTTACAGGGGCTTGGTGGTGATACCGTCCAAGCTTCGAAATATGCCGATATGGCTATCGTGGACATGGCGGATAATGCGAACAAATTCGGAACGAATATTCAGGACATTCAAAACGCTTATCAGGGTTTTGCCAAAGACAACTATACCATGCTTGATAATTTGAAGCTTGGATATGGAGGCACGCAAGAAGAAATGGCCCGTCTGGTTAATGAATCCGGCGTAATGGGTGACAGCTTTAAAGCTACGGCCAAAAACGTGAAGGATATTCCATTCGACAAGCTTATTCAAGCTATCCACGTTACACAAGAAAGAATGGGAATTACTGGAACCACAGCAAAAGAAGCAAGTGAAACGGTGACAGGTTCCTTTGAAGCCATGAAGGCTTCCGCCCAAAACTTGGTAGCGGGGCTTGGTCAGAAAAATGCTGATATTAAAGGCTTGATGAAAGACCTAAGCGATACCATAGCCAATTTCAAAGACAATATTGTCCGAGTTCTCAAAACAATTTGGGACAACTTACCACTTGAACCTTGGCAAAAGTGGGTTGGTGCCGTGGTAGTTTCCGCTGGTCCAATTCTTACGGTAGTAGGTACCATTACTAAGGTAGTAGGTGGAATTGTCGGAATTGTAAGCAAGGTTTCAAGTGCCGTTTCCGCCCTTATTACTGGTTTCCAAAGTGTCGCGGGTGGCGGTACAGCCATTTCCGGTTTCTTTGGTTCGATTGGTAGCGCCCTTGGTGCTATTAGTGGCCCTATGTGGGTAGTAATTGGGCTTGTCGCTTTATTCGTGGCCGGTTTAGTAGGTCTTTATAAATCAAGCGAAGAATTTCGGGATAAGGTTAATTCTGCTTTTCAAGCAGTTTCTAAGGCTGTATCAAGTGCAATTAATGAAGTTGTAAGCTTTGTTAAAAAAATCTTCGGTTCTCTTATTTCTTGGTGGGATGAAAACCATCAATTAATTTTAAAAACGGCTGAAACGATTTGGAACGCTATCAAGGCAGTTGTTGAAACTGTAATGAACGCAATCGCGCCCGTACTTGAAGCCGGTTGGAATACGATAGTTCCAATAGTTACTACCGCTTGGGATTTAATCAAGAATATTGTAGAAACTAGCTTGAATGTCATTTTAGGCGTTATTAAATTAATCATGCAGATCATCACGGGGGACTGGTCAGGCGCCTGGGAAACACTAAAAGAGATTGTTAGTACAATTTGGGAAGGTATTAAAACTGGCGTAGGAATTGCTATCCAAGGTTTAATTACCATTATCCAAACCGGTCTTAATCTCTTGAAAGAAATCTGGACAGTTATTTGGAATGTAATAGCTACGGTTCTACAAACAATTTGGGACCTTATTGTTTCAATTGTCCAAACCGCTATTCAGTTAGTGAGTGACGTTATTAACGCTGTACTTACCTTCATTTCAGAACTTTGGAATAATATTTGGAATGGGATTTTGACCGTATTACAAACAGTTTGGAATGTGATTACGGAAACAGTAACTACTGTTATCAACGCAATCAAAACCACGATTGAAACCGTGCTGAATACAATTTCCGATATTTGGAATACGATTTGGGGAGGAATTAAGGACTTTACCGGTTCAATTTGGGATGGTATTAGTTCCATCATAAGCGGAACCATTGGAGTGATTACCGGTGTCATTACTGGCGCTTGGAACGGTATTAGTTCTTTCTTGTCCGGAATTATGAACGGTATTAGTTCATTCATTTCATCCGCTTGGAACGGTATCACTTCCGGAATTAGTGGTTTTATGGGGAACATTACCAGCGCGATCTCAAACGGTTGGAATACGGTAGTTAACACAGTGACTACAGCCGGTTCTAATATCATTAGTGCGGTAACTAATGCTTTTTCTAATGCGGTTAATGGCGCTAAAAATTTTGTAGGTAGCGCGATAAGCGCCGGCGCTGACCTAGTTAACGGTTTTGTGGATGGTGTCAAAAACTTTGCAGGTAACTTGATTAATGCAGTAGGTGACGCTATCAACGGCGCTATCGATTGGGCTAAAAGCTTGCTTGGTATCAAATCGCCTTCCCGTGTATTCAAACAATTTGGGGTATATACTGACCAAGGTTTCATCAACGGGGTGGACAGCAAGGCTGAAAACGTCGCTAAGTCAGTAGGAAGCATGGCCCAAGGTGCTATTAATGCCTTTGCTGACAAAGATTTGTCTGGTGTATTTCAAGATGAACTAAGCACGGTAGAAGGTGCTTTGGGAAGCTTGACAGCTTACGATCCAAACATTAATTTTGACGGTGGAATTTTGACGGTGAACCAACAGTCGGCAGATATCACATTGAAACTTGGAAGTACGACTTACCGAGCATTTACGAATGACATCACAAGAGAACAAGAAATGGAATTAATTTTAGGAAGTTATTAGAAAGGGTGAAGAAGTATGTATAACTATACTAGTTTAGGAAAATTAGATCAGGAAGTTGCTACTTTTGAGCCTAGCGATAACCTACTAATTAATGGACAACCCCTTAACAGTTTAGTTGAGGGGTACCGCCATTTAACAGTTACAGGCCGTGGGCTATTAGGGCGGAATGTTTCCACTACAAAAGTCCCTGGCCGGCGTGGTGTCTGGGTGGACGGATTTTCGGATGAAGAACGTACCTTAGAAATCAAGTACCAATTAAAAGCAGACACCAGCGCCCAAATGCGGGACCGGTTTGCTAAATTGAATAAAGTTTTAAGGACACACGCGCCTAGCGGGTTCCTTGAAATCTCTTTTAGGGATGAACTGGAATACATTTACTACGGCTATTTTAACGGGGCGGATAGCTTCGAAGAAACAAGCCTAAGTATTGTTAGTAAGTTTAGCTTGCTTATTCCGGACGGTTATAAGAAAAAACGGCCCCAAAATTCGACGGGGCCTATTTCTTTGGTGGACGCGGTGGAAGTGTTACCGGAATCTATCACGGTTACACCAACCAAAACCACAAACCAACTTCAAATTTTGAACGGATCCAAGGTACTTTCTTTTGCCGGGACATATACACCGGGAAAAGATATTGTTATTTCTTTTGATCCGGATGAAATTAAAATAACGTTTGGTGGCCGGAATATCCTAAGCGAATTAGAGCGATTCAGTCCGCTGGAAAACTTCACGGTTCGGGACGGTGACACGATAACCGCGGTTAATGCGACGGTTAAGAATGTAGTTTGGAGGGATGAAAGAGCATGATTTATCTTTTTGATGAGAAAGAAAAGCTTGTTAAAATCGTGAATAAAAAAGCGATTAAAACAGCCAACCAAACCTACTCGCTTACCACTGAAAATTACGTTTCAGACCGCTTGACGGTTGAAATGAAAGCCCTGAATGATGATGAGTTTGAAAAAGTAGAGTATATGGCCATCCAATCAATGGAAAATAACCATCAATACCATTACTTTTATATTGCCCAAAAGAAAACAGTAGGCGACATTTCAACGTTTACGGGCGTACAGTCCGGAATTGAAGAACTAAGAAAAACCCCGGTATTTGACAAGCGCCCTAATAATATACGAGCTGAAGCAGTCATTAATGACCTTCTGAAAAACACAAACTGGCGCGCCCGTTTTGTAGCTGAAACAATCAACCGTAGCACGAATTTTTACTATATTTCTGTATTCGACGCCCTGAAAAAAATCTGTAAAGTTTGGGGCTTGGAAATGCAGTTTTTCGTGGAAATGAACGGAAACGGGATTGGCGCCCGGTATATTGATTTTAAAAAGAGAATCGGTGAAGCGACCGGAAAACGCGTGGTCTATGGCCATAACGCCCTGGAAATTTTAAAAGAAATTGAAAGAACCAATATTTACACGGCCCTAGTTGGCCGTGGGAAAGGTGAGCAAGTTTCAAGTGCTGGAGAAAGTGGGAAAACCGCGGACGGTTACGGCAGAAAGATTACCTTTGAAAATGTGGTATGGTCCAAGGCGAAAGGGAACCCGCTAGATAAACCACTGGGCCAAAGATACCTTGAAGATCCTGAAATGACTAGACGTTACGGGATTAAGAACGCGGATGGAACCATGAGGGCCAAGATTGGTTTTGTTGATTTTAGCGAGGAAGAAAACCCCAACGAATTGATAAAACTAACTTATCAAGCCTTGGTTAATGCGTCCCGTCCACAGTTGGCCCTTAAAACGTCAAGTGTTTATTTGAAAGGTGTCAAGATTGGGGACACTATCCGAGTGGTCCGGCATGATAAGAAACTAGACTATGATACACGGGTATTTGAAATTACTTTCAACCGTTTAAACAATCAATCTAGTGACATCAAATTAGGCGACCAGATAAGTGAAAGCGCAAACTCAAAAATTCAAAGCGTAGCGGATAAAGCAGTTGAAGACTTTATTAATAATGAGTTCAACAGTTTTGTCCAAAAGTTGCCGGATTTTGTCAAGTCCGCGGACGGTTATAACACAAATTGGTACAGCGTAGAGGATCCTGTTAAAAAATACCCTAAAAAAGTATTGATTAATGATATTTGGTACAAGCCGGATCCGGAACATGAAGGGCATACCATCATGCAACGCTGGACGGGTGAAGCCTGGGAAGAAATCCTAAGAACCTACAATGAAGTAAGTTTACAGGATAAAATTGATCAGAAATTTAATGAGCTGAAAAAAACTACTGACCGTGCAATCGCAGAAGCTAACGTGCGTAGCGCAAAAGCACTAGCAATAGCTGGAGCTGGCGCTGATTTAGGCCGAGAAGCGAAAGAGATCGCAAACGAGAACGTCAGAGAGCTAAACGCGTTTAGAACCAATGTCCAAATTGAGCGCGAGAAGCTATCTGACGAACTCAAGCGATATTCGCGAGAGGAAACGACTAATCAGATTGTTGCCATCCGCGAACGATTGTCAAGCGATTATGTTGCTAAAAACACCTATGTCGAAAATGTCGAAAGCACAAAACAACGTTTTGAAGCTCTTACCAAGGACAATGAAGCCAAGCTAGCAGAATTTAGACAAGGTATTGATGGCCGATTGACCACGCTATCTAGTCAAATTTCCGAAAGTGTCGCTGATTTCCAAAAAGTCAAAGAAACCTCATTACTCTATGAGCGTATCCTTGGCAAGTCCGAAGCAGACGCAACCGATAAGCTATCACGGCTTGTCATGAGTAGCGAGATATTTCAAACGGAAGTAGGGAAGTATTCTACGCAAGGTGGCCCGAATATGCTTCGAAATTCGAGGGCGGACGACGGGTTGAAATATTGGACTGAAGCTAACGGAAGATTAGGCTTCACAGCGCATTCGTTTTACTTCAATGGACAAAAACGGATGTTTGAGTTGAGGCCTGGTGCAGTCGTTAAAAGTCCACGATTTATCGTCAAACAAAATGCAGACTACACGCTTAATGTTTTAGGTTTTGATAATAATTCAAAATATCTTAGGATTTATTTTTGCAAGCGAAAAAAAGGGTCAACGGCAGACTTTGAAGAAAAACAATTGGTATTTGACGGAAGACCACAATGGACAGACGGACCTGTTTTTAACAACTCAAAAGCAGTTAAGAAAACCTTTAAGTTTAATATCGGTGAATTCGATGACGGTTACCTTCAATTTGAGTATGACCGCAACAATTCTAACAAATGGGGCGGTCTATTTATGACCGAGCTTGATTTTTACGAGGGTTCGAATGACCGTAAATGGCAACCAGCGCCTGAAGATAGCGCAGAGCCTATTGAAGCGGTACGGACGCAAGTAACACAGCTAAATGATAGATATTCAATACGAAGTTTAAACAGCGCCGGCGACGTGCTTGGACAGTTAAATCTAAACCCGGACGGGTCAATTAGGATCAATGAAGGCTTACTTTCCGTGGGTGAAAAAACCATTATCAAGGACGGCGTGATTAAAAAGTCAATGATCGGCAAGGCTCAGATAGGCACGGCACACATTGACGAAATCGACGCAAGTAAGGCTAACCTTATCAATGTTACCTCTAAAAATGTCGCAACCGAAGGGTTGACGGCCAACATCATTAAGGGCGGGAAGCTGTCTTCGTTGAATGGCGTTACTGATTTTGATTTGCAGACCGGATGGATTGAAGCAAATGGCCATAACATTGGTATTAGAAATAGATTCCCTGGCAGACCATTGCAATATTTGACTTTTGGAAAAGGGCGGATCGGCGATGTCGAAGGCTCTTATACGGCTCTATTAAGTAACCGGAACGGTGTACAGAAAATGGATAGTACTTCTGCAGGTATCCAGATTTGGAACGGCAGAAGTAACGGGAAAATAGCTTCGGCTATTACATTTTACGGGCAATCAATGGATTTTTTGTTGAGCGGTCAAGAGAATTTAAGAGGTGTCTCAATAGATATTGGGAGGAGAGAAATTAATGGCCTCCTAGACATCTATATTAGAGATAAATCTTTGGTTGACTTATTTAATGTGATAGACAAGAATTTTAAAGGAATTGAAGATCATTTTAAGCGCCACAATCTGGGAGCTCCCGGATATTATCGGACATATATGTAACAAGGAGTATCAATGAACACAGCAGATAAAATCATCAATGAATTGGCTTTACAACTAGCCGATAAATCGATCGAGCAAGCGAACTATAAGATTTTCTACGAAGAAACTCAAGAGAAGCTAGCAGAAGCACAAGCACAGCTTGAGCAAGCGGAAGCGCAACTAGCACGGGTTAACAGCGTGTTAGAAGCAGATGAAGCTTTTAAAGAGCTATTTGACGAAATCGCAGAGAAATTAGAAAAGGAAGACTAAAATATGGCATTTAAAGTAGTGAATAAATACTTGCAAGAAGCAAACAAAACTTTTGTCGCAATTCGACAAGACGCACCTTATACGGCCTTTGACCGTACTTTGGTCGGCGACCGCACAAGCGAGTCAGATGAAGCATTGATCCAAGCAGTCCTTGGACAAGTTGCGACCGAGTTTAATCCGGCCGATGGCGTGAAGAAGTTGCAAGAAGACTTGCAAACACAAGCTGAAAGCTACGAGCAAAAGCTTGCTGAAAAAGATACCAAGATTGCAGAAGTAAAAGCCGTGGCAGATTGGGCAGTCCTTGCACGAGTGACTGATACAGATAACCCACTAGACCCGACCATCTTTAAACGTGGTTTGGAATTGGTTGAACTTGGGAAAACTGGCAAAACTTACCAACCACAGGAAATTTTCACACTTGAAAATCCGAACCATGTCGAAAAATTCCAAGAAGGGAAACGCGTCATGATTCAAGTGACTGAACCATTTACTTACCAAGGCGAAACCTTGGAGCAATTGGATAACCTTTATAAAAACGGCAAGATCGGTATCTGGAAGTGGACTGAACCAAAAGAAACACCCAAAAATTCAAATGATTTAGAAACGCAACCGGTACAGTAAAGCAATTAGAATCATAGGGAGGTGGTTAAAATGGCCCTAGTGGACCTAATTGACAAGCTTACACCGGTTTTAGTTGTAATTATACCTAGTTATTTTTCCTTCAAAAGTACCAAGACAAGCAAAGAAGCAGATCAGAAATTAAGGGATCTTTCTGATAAGATTGACGATCTGGAAAAATCTGTTTTGAATGTTGAAGGAATTGGAGAAGATAACCAGCGGAATTTGACGATTATCGGAAAAGGCTTGCAACGCTTGCAACGTTTTCGATTGCAAGAAAATTTGAAAAATGCCCTTAAAAGAGGGCACACTAACCAGCATGAAATAGAAGAACTTTCCCGGCTTTATGAGAGTTATATTGAATTGGGCGGGAATGGTGCTATTAAAGTGCTATTCGAACGGTTTTTAGACCTAGAAATTAAAGAGGAAAATTGAAATGAACCAAATTACTGAAATTGTAACTAGTGGCGCTATGAGCATTTTCGTGGTGTTAGTGGGTATTGTTGTTAATGCTGTTAAAAACTACCTGACAACGCGAGGCGGAAAGAAAGCCCTTGAAGTGGTTGAAATCCTAGCTAAAAATGCCGTACAGGCTACCGAACAAGTAGCGGATAAGCTAGACATCCACGGTAAGGATAAGCTGGAATACGCTAAAACAAGCTTGATTGAAGGCCTTGAGCTTCATAACATTTATTTAACAAACGATCAGTTAAATACTTTTATTGAATCTGCTGTTAAGACAGCAAACGACGCTTGGAAAAATTGAGGTAAAAAAACATGGACAAAGTAAAACTATTTCAAGATGAAGTATTGGGGCAAGGTTTTGACATTGATGGCTGGTACGGCTGGCAATGCTGGGACGGTTACGCTAAGTATTGCTTATGGCTGGGCGTACCGTTTGCGAATTGTACAGATTCCGGTTATGTTAAAGACCTTTGGGAACAGCGTCATTATAACGGTATTCTTGATCACTTTGATGAAGTGGAAATTATGCAAGGAGGGGAAGTAGGAATCTTTATGGAAACAGCAGTAACGCCGGTTTCTCACGTCGCTGTCTTCGTAGCTGATATTGATGGCTCACAAGGTTGGTTCCTTGGTCAAAACCAAACCGGCACCCCTGGACCAAACGGAGGCGCTAGCTTTGATTTAGCTATCTATCCATATAGTGCGCTTTATCCTACAGCCTTCCGTCCTAAGGGCGAACCGCTAGAGAAAGAAGAATTGAAAGAAATCATTACAGAAGTCATGGCAAACCATGAAGTTCCATTCTTCCCTGAAGAAGCTACATTTACAGTTGGCGATAGTCCTATCAATGTCCGCCGTTATCCTGATTTAGACGGTGAAATCGTGGCTACTTATCAACCAGGCGAGAAGGTTCATTATGATTCCAAAGGAACCAATGCAGGTTTCCGCTGGATCTCTTACATGGGAGATTCAGGCAATCGGAATTATATGGCTATCGGTCCCGTGGATGAAGCCGGCAACCGTACCGATTTATGGGGTATGCTGGAATAATTCAAAATACAATTAAACCCTACTAGCTTATGGCTAGTAGGGCTTTTTTGTTGTAAAAAATAAAAAAGTTATAAAAAAGTATTGACAATCACGGCATACCGTGATATAATATAGTCAGAAAGGAGGAAGATATGAAAATATCAGAGATTGCCGAATTAATGGTAGCAACTGGAACCCTATTAACAGGGATTGCAAGTGTTATCGTGGCAATAAAAAAAGAGCCAAAAGAACGCAAGACAAGTAAAACAAAGCGGTTCAAGTAAGGCTCTGGTAGGTTGGGGCGAAAGCCCCTTAGACCTACCATGATTATATCATATCGATCAAAGAAATGAAATATTTACCAATTTTCACAATCGTATTTTTTGTATTTCTTATGATTTTAAAAGGCAGACGGAAGTGAAGAGAGTAGTTAGATGAGAGAACAAATAGAAAAGTTATTAAACAGCGAGATAAGCACAAGCGCAATCGCTAAAGGCGCAGACGTCCCTTGGTCTACAGTAGCAGATGTTAGAAAAGGAAAAACTAGTATGGATAAAATGGCCTTGCTTACAGCTGAAAAATTATATGATTTTGCGGAAAAGTTAAAAATAAAATAATTTTTTAAACAAGTTATAAAATATACTTTTTGAAGATTTAAGTATAGAAACAGTAAGTAAAATTCAAACTTAGATAGATAAAAAATAAAAAGGTTGTTTATATACAACCTTTTTATTTTCCGTTATAACGGCAATTCTTGGAATTGTCTATTATAACGAAAAAAAAGCCCCTGAAGGCTCACTTTCTCAATTATACGGGCAATAAATGAATACGGTTTGACTACGGTTTATTTTAATTATCCGGAATTATCTTATAGGTATTTTTTAAAAGATAGCGCATTTTCAACCTATTGGGAATTGTCTACTATATAATAGAAAGGATTTTTTATTTCTGATATAAAAGTCCTCTTCCCGCTTTCTCCTTGATATAACTGACTTTCTAGCGCCCTTTCACCCCTTGAATACGGGAATGAATACGGTTTTTTTTAAAGAGCCATAAAATCCATAAATTGATTAACGGTATTGATCCGCTGGGTATCGTTTAAATGCGTGTATAGATTAAGCGTGGTCTGTATATTGGTATGGCCTAAGCGGTCAGAAATAGCTTTGGCTTCTACGCCGGCTTCAAATAACAATGAAGCGTGAGTATGTCGGAAACCGTGGACCGTGATTTCTTTTAATTCCGGGTGGTGATTATAAAAGTATTTCAAGGCGTTATTTATAGTTTTTAATCGCGTCCATTCCTGGGCGTGATTGGTAAAAACAAAATTTTCATCATGTAAATACACCTTACCGGCTTTTAAAAAGTCTTTCTTTTGCTGTAACCGCCATGATTTAAGAATTTTAATAGTATTATCGTCAATCTGTATAATACGCTTGCTAGCCTTGGTTTTGGGTGATTGTAAAACTTGCTTACCATCTAATATTACAGCCGTATGATTGACCGTTATTGTTTTATTATCCAGATCTATCTCTTTCCATTTTAGGGCCAAAGCCTCCCCTCTTCTTAAACCGGTATAAGCGATAGTATGATAAAATACATGAAACGCGTCTGAATATTCTTTGGCGAATTTTAGGAATTCAGACAATTCTTCTTTTGTGTAATGATTGTCTTTCTTCCGTGGTTGCTTACTTTTAGGCCTTATCACCTTATCAAGCGGATTCGATTTTAAAATATCCATTGATACCGCGTATTTTAACACACGGTTAATAATTGATAGGTAATTTTGGTATAAAATATATTGTTTACTTAAATCAATAGTAATTTTTTGGCAAAATACCACAGTCATTTTATCAATTTTTAAATCGTGAATGTGGTGTTTGATAATGGTATCAAGTTTAATTTTAAGGTTTTTCGCGGTTGTAGGCTTGACAGTCGTTTGGTAACTTTCAAACCATAAGGAAGCAACTTCTTTAAATGTTAGATTATTCAAATTATTAGATGGTAAGCCGTATTCTTCCACATTTAGCAATAAATTTCTTTCCGCTTGTTTTGCTTCCTTGATGGTTTTAAACCCCCGGCGCGTGGTCCTTCTCTCTTTTCCGGTTAAAGGGTCCACGCCTAAATAAGTTTGGAATAAATAACGAGTTTCCCCGCTTTTCATAGTGTATTTTTTAATCATATCTTTCCTTTCTTCTGATAGCTTGCCCGCATAGTTGAGAAAGTGAAAAGAAAATGTTAAAATACAAGTGTATTTTTTTTATGTCTTTCCTTCCTAGCTTGTAGAAGTTGGGAAGGTTTTTTTATTTGTACAAAAGTTCAATTAATTCTATTCCTGAATCTGAAAAGATTCCTGAATCAATTAAGTTCTGTTTGCTAGCTTCCAAACATTCCGGGTTATCTGACCTTTTAGAGGTTTCTAATTGTTCGGAGTAATAACGCTTGATAAAATTTTGTTCCTCGGTTTTTAAACCGTCGTACATCCCTTCAACAGATTCGGCTAAAACCACAATAGATTCATTTTGAGGGAAGTTTTCACACAATATCACTAATTCAGAAAGATTCTCTAAGGTTTTTTTTAACGAATCTGAATAGACTTCAAGATCTGAAGTAGTCGTTAACGGAATAGAATACTTTTCTATTTTTTTCAGTGCTTCACTTGCTTTTAAAAGTTGATTGGTTTTTACCTTTTTCTTATCAATTATTTTTATATTACCGTTTGAATCAGTTTTTAAAAACAAAGCAGTAAAGGCGCAATATAGACCAACAAAGAATGGTATTACTGTCCAGAAGAAACATAGAGACAGAAGGCCTTTTCTCTTTTGGCCTGAATAGAAATAGTGCACCCCAAAAACTCCTAAGAATATAGCCAAAAGAATGTAAATTATTTTATTGCAAATATATTCTTTAGTTTCAATTCTATAAAAGTTATATCCCATCAATTCGGCTTCCGGTGTTGTTCGCTTGGTAGTGTTACGGGTTCCGTTTTTCAATGGTTTCAAAGGGTCAACTGTTGTTTTATGATAGATTTTATTATAAATGGCTTTTTCAGGGTTCTTAATATATCCCATTCCCTTTTTGCCATATAGAGGGTTTACTGATCTCTTTAAGGCTCTATTTATTTTTCCGGTTGTCCTAGCTTTAAAGCTCTTTTTAAAACTAGGTGTTCTAACTCCGATTTTCACTTTTAACTCCTTATCTAAATCAAGGCATTGTATTCTTCCTTTACCATGATTTCATCCGTAACCGTGGTGAGGTGGTAAAATTCCATGAATTTTATATAATTAAAATCCGCCTTATTCTCTAATTGTGAAAGGGCGTCTTTCAATAGATGGTGAATCATATTTCTGTTTGCTTCGTTCTCACAGCGTACCCTAGCATTAGTATATTCCGCCGTGGTATGGTCCAGGTGGCCCAATTCATGAAGCAATACTTTCATTCTTTCCCTTTTGTTTAGCTTGTCAGAAATGAAAGCTGTTTTAGTTATGGGATCATAAAAACCAACTTCATCCGGCAATAAGTCGCCGTTAAAAGTATGTACAGTAATATCATGATCCTTTAAAATTTCTTTTTCAGTCAAGGCTTAATACCTCTAATCATTCGTTTCCTTTAAATAGGCTTCTATAATGGATTGAATGATTTTTTTCTTTTCTTCAGTTAATTCCCGACCGCCGAACATCATGACATTACTAGCCATATCTTCGACATTGAGGGCAGTTTTATCTGATTGATTATTAGAAGCAATAGTAGGGCTTTCCGACTTCCCTAGTAAATAATCAACAGACACTTCTAAATAGTCCGCAATTTCTTGCAGGCGTTTGGTGCTGACATTTTGACGTTTTAAAGAATAAAGGGTATTTCTGCTATAACCTAGTTTTTCTTCTAGCTGATTTAGAGAAAGTCCCCGCTTTTTAGATAATTCTTTGATTTTTTCAAACGTGTAAAGCATTGATTTATCAACCTTTCTGAAGGATTGACAAAAATATTTTAAATTATTTATATAAAAGTGTTGACATTTTTAAATAAATGATTTAAAATTATTCTTGTAAGTGAAAAGCAACTAAAAAAACAACTAAAAATACAAACAATAAAAAATAGTTTTGGCGAACCGTTTTATTGAATTTGTTAATGTTTTCTTATGCTTATATTCTAAATTATTTATTTAATAATGTCAATGAATAATATAAAAAATGTTTAATTTTTTAGTTGCTTTTCTATTTGCAATTCATAAAGAAAGGATGGGAATATATGCCAGATATTGACGTAGGACGGAAAAAAGTAGTTGCATTCCTGGAAGCAAACAATATCAAAAAAAGCGATTTGGCTTCAGTATATGGGCGGGACCGCCAGGAAGTAACAAATATTTTAAGCGGTTCAACCCGTGGCCCGAAAGCGAATAAGTTTATTCTGCAAGTGATAGCTGATTACAATATCGACTAACACAAAAAAAGCGCCCAATAAAAATTGAACGCTTTATAACACAACTAAGCTTGCCCGCATAGTTGAGGGGGTGAAGGATGGAAAATATAAGTTTACCGCCTTTGTTGAATGATGAAATAGCAAAGATGGCTATAAAAGAACTTCTTCAATTTGCTAAAGAAGAAGTTAGAAAAGAGTTGGAAGCGGAACAGCTACCAATCAACCAAAAGGATCTTTGTAAAAGATTTGGCTTCGACCACGGGTACATTAAGAAATTGAGACGCCGGGGCTTGAAGTACAGAAAACAAGGACGGGAAAAAATGTACGACCTGAAGGACGTATATGAGATTTTAGAGCAAGAAAAGGAAATTGAAAAATGTTAGAACCAAGTTTAACCAGTCAAGTGGCCGGGGTGCTACTAGTCGCAGGATTCTCTTTCACAGCCGGTTTTATCACAGCCGTGAGAGATTACCGAAAAGCGGAACGTAGAAAGAAACAAGCTGAAAAAGTAGCCGAATTGCAAACCCTTTGGGAAGATGAAATTAAGGCACACGATCAGAAAGTTATTGAAGAATACAATAACCAAATGGCGCTATTAAGAAAAGCATCCATTTCTGATAATGATTGGGGAATGGCTGAAGTTCTTTAAAAGAAAGGAATAAAAAAATGGCTACTTTATACGAATTAACAGGCCAATATTTAGACATTTACAATTTGGAAATTGATGATGAAACTAAATTGGACACAATCGAAAGCCTGGGACTCGATGAAGAAATTGAAGCAAAGGCAGAAAATTACGCTAAATTGATCCGCAACCTTGAAGCAGATAAGCTGATTTACAAGGAAGAAGAACAACGCTTTAAAGAAAAGAAGGAAAGAACTGACAAAAAAATTGAACGCTTGAAACGTGATCTTCAGGCTTCAATGGAAATCACCGGAAAAACAAAAATTAAAGGTGAACTATTCACTATTTCAGTTCAAAACTCAAAAGCTAGTGTCATTGTGGATGAAGCAAGCCTACCTAAAAAATATTGGGTGAAAAAGGTAACTGAAAGCCCAAATAAAAAGGCACTTTATGAAGTTTTGAATGAAGGTAAAAAAATCAAAGGCGCTACGCTTCAGGAAAACCGTAGCTTACGGATCAAGTAAATGAAAATTTTAAGTATTGATCCTTCATCAAACAAGGCTGAAGATAGCACTTCAGGGATTGTTTACCTAAATAACGCCCGCTTGATTAACCATTGGATAGTTCCGAAAGGTTTACCAGCTATTAAGCAATGGTTTGATGAAATAGGCTATGAACTAGCCCCGGACGTAGTAATAATTGAAAAATTTGAAGCGCGTGACAATGACTTATCAAAAGATAATTCAGTTTTAGAAACTATCGCTTACTTTCAATTATTTTTTCCGGAAGCTATATTACAACGAAATGCCGGGTATCAGTCGGATATACCGAATGAACTTCTAAAGGCCCTTAATTTGTGGAAATTCAATAAAAGTCACCACCAAGACGCCAGGGCTTCTGCCCGTTTGGGATTGTTTTGGGCCGTAAGAAATGACATTGAAGAAGTTATTTCAGATATTGGAAAGGTGGTATTAGAGAATAGTAATAAAACTTAAAAAATGGCAAAAAGAAGCTGTTAAGCGTAGCGATAGGATAACCAACGGGATTTTTTTAGAGGCCCTTGGGGGCAGGGGTAAAACAATTTGCGCCCTTGAAATCTGTAAGCACAAGAAAGCTAAAAAAGTCTTAATCTTAAATAACCGCTTATCTATCCTTGGAGGCTGGAAAGACACAGTTCAAAAGTTCAATTATTCGGATAATTGCGATTTTGAAATTATAACGGATCGAACCTTACAAAACAGGGTTAAAAAGGGCTTTAAAATCGCTTGTGATGTCTTAATAGTGGATGAATGGCAGAATATGTCAAGCGAAAAATTAAGTGCCTTATATCGCAAAATAAAGCGTAAATACACTATCGGGCTATCCGCTACGCCAATCCGAAAAAAAGGGCAAAATTTCTACCCTTTGGAAAAAACAATTTTCGGATATGCTACGCCTAATCAGAAATTTGAATGGCAAAAGACACACGGCCAAATGATTTATGATCAGTTTTCTTACTCCAAAGAAAAATGGAAAGATTTTAGAAACTATGAAAGTTATGTTAAAAATCTCCCTAACTTCTTCCGCTGGGAAGAAATAGAAGGAATTGAACAAGCAACGGAAAACAACGGTTACAAGATCCGCTTTTATAAGAATACTTTAAAAGCTGGAAATCCGGAACTTTTAAAGAAATTTAGAAAGCTTAATTTAGTAACGGTTGACGGAAAAACCGCGATAGCTAAACAGTCCTTTGGCCGGGCTACCTTTGAACGGTATTTATATCAAACCGGGGTAGAAGTTGACTTCCCAAAGTTAAAACCAATTAACCAAGATACCCCGCTTTTGACCACTCTGGACGGCCTAATAGATCGAAGCCCTGAAGATATGCTGATAGTAAGCAAGTCTAAACAGGTTGTAAATGTGATCCATGACCGACACCCGGAAATAGGAATATGGACCGGGGACCGACAAGAAGGCCTAGAAAACAAGGTAGTAGTTGCTACCAGTCAAGTTTTAGGCGTAGGGGTGGACGGCTTACAACATAAGTATAAAACCATTGTGGTTTTAGATCCGGTAAGTGAAGAATCCGGGGAGTATGACGATTACAGGCAATTACTTTGGCGGATCACAGGAAGCCGGCAACAAAATGACGTAAACGTTATTGAATTTTATTTTAAGGATGGATAAAAATGAATATTGAAACTATTGTATTCAGTACACTAATTTTTATGGTAGGGTTCCTTTTGGGGGAACGTTCAACAAAACAAGAAAAGAAAGATAATGAGGATTTAAACAATGACTAAAGTAACAGCTAAATATTATGTATTCCGCGATAAAGAAAATGGCGAATATTTGGAAAGCTACAAAGACCGCGGACGCCTAGCCTTCCAAAATTCTTACACCGACGAAATTCAAGGCGCCATTACCATGAGTGAGGAAGGTTATGAAAAACAAAAGAAAGAACTCAAAAACCTTGCTAAAGCCTTTGGCGCTGAAATCATTGAAGTCAACGCAACTTTTGAATTGACTTATCCAAACGGTGATGAAATCCGCGAAATTGAAAAAAATGATTCAGACGAGTTTAAACAAATTTTGGCAAAAGCATTAGCAAACGGATTTGTTGGACGAAAACCATTCTGGAGAGGTGAATAAAATGGCCTTTAAATTACCAGAAAACAAACCACAGATACCAAAGGACACACCGCGAAATTTCTTCTTCTACGGCGAAACCATGTCCGGGAAAAGCTACCTAGCTAACGAGTTCCCGGCGCCTATCGTTTTAAATACAGATGGTAACGCTGAAGCTAACACCGTGCCAAGTATTCAACTTGTAAATGAAAAGGACGAAGACGGGCGAATTACTAAAAGTGTTATCGCTCAAATTGGTGAAATCCTTTTGGCTTTGCAAACTCAAAAACATACTTATAAAACCGTGGTAGTGGATGTTATTGATGATGTGATTGAAATGATTAAAATCGCGGTATGTGATGAACTAACACCAGCCGGGAAGCCCCGTTTGAAATCCTTGTCAGAAATTCCCTACGGTAAAGGTTACGACTTTTTCAATCAGGCTATCACTGAAATGGTGATTGATCTGAAGGCCCTTCCTATGAATGTCATTTATATCAGCCGGCAAGTCTCCGAATATGATGATAATGGCAACGCTACAAAAGACAAACCAAGCCTTAAGGATAAGTATGTAAACCTAATCAATGGTAATTCTGACTTGATGATTCATACCGAAAAAGTAGGAAATAACTACAATAGGGAAGTAGAACGCAAACGCAAAAAATACTATATGGATCAGGTTGATGATAAGGCTATCTTGAAAATCTTGTCAACAATCCGCGGGGCCTTGGAACCAGCAAAAGCACCAAGCAAAACGGCACCAGCCAAAAAAGAAGAAGTCAAAAAGGAAGCGCCTAAACCACAGAAACAGGAAAACGTTTCTGAAGATGATCTTTTCTAAAGGAGAATAAATGAAAGTTAAATGTTTAAAGTTTAATACATATTTTGACGAACCGGAATACATTGAACGGTGTATCAATTCGAACATAGAAGGAAAAGAAATTATTGATATTAAGATGATTTCTTCACACTATGAAAACGAAGATGAAATGTTTTTATTTGTCACAATCTTATACAAATAATTTAGAAAAATAGAAAGAATTAAAAAGAGGAATTTAAAAATGAGTTTATTAGACATTGCACAATCAATCAAAAAAGAAGGTTTTGACCCACGCAAAGACAGCGCAAACGGCCCGGCACCAATTCCAGCCGGTAAGTATCAAGCTATTTTGAAATCGGTACAGTTTGCAATTGCTGAAAGTGGCTGGGAAAGCCTACAATATCGCTTTGAATTGCGCGGGGGTGATTATGACGGCCGGACTGAATTTGTTTCATTCGGAACGCTTGACACCTGGAACGGGAAAGATATTGGCTGGTCAGTAGAACGTACTATCAAGTTCTTCCAAAAAGCTTTGGCCTTTGCGGATGACGCGCCCCTTAAATCTGATTTTGATGATGGTAAGGCCCTAGAAGAAGCCCTTAACCGTAAAGCGGTAGGAACCTACTATACATTGGAAATCATTGAAACAACAAGCAAAGGTAAACCTTACCGCAACTATGATCTTGATGAAGCTGAAGGCCTACCAAATACCAACGCTATTGAAATCAATGAGGACGATCTCCCTTTTTAAAGAAAATTTATTGGGTAGCTGATGAAACCGATGAAGATTTCGGGCCGTTTAAAAGTTTCGAAGAAGCTTTTGAAAGTATGTTGGAATATTTAAACATGACTGAAGAAGAATACAATAGCAATTTTACGGCCCAAGAGTTGGTTTACGTTTTCAGAAAGGAGTAAATAGGAATGGCTAGCATGAAAGACTATGCTTTACAATATCAAAAATTAGGCTTTGCCGTCATTCCTATCAACCCTAAAAATAAAAGGCCTATGATAGAGTTTGCGGACAAGCCCAAAATGACAGCGGAAGAAATAGCGGATTTTTGGGACCAGCACCCGAACGCTAACATAGCTTTAAAAACTACTAACTTTTTTGTAATTGATATTGATAAGCACGGCAAAGAAAACGGCTTTGAATCACTCAAACGCTGGAAGTATTTAGACTTGATTGAACCAACTTTACAAGCCAAAACCGCGAGTGGTGGGAGGCATTTATTTTACTTCAAAAGGGAAGATACCCCAATCAGTCAAATGATCGGTTTTCTTCCTGGGGTGGATATAAAGGCACATGAAAACAATTATGTACTTGTAGCACCTTCTGCAACTGATAAGGGGATGTATGAATGGGACTTGGAGAAATCAAGTGAGGGCGGGACTATGGTAACACCTTCAAAAGAATTGATCCAAGCAATCAAGAAAACCTATCAGGAAACACACGGTTATAGTTCAGAAGGCCTTAAAAGCCTAAAAGAAAGAAGTTTAACCCGTGACCGGAACCAAACCACAGAATTATTTGAAACTATCGCGGTTGGTTTTGGGGATGAAGGCGGACGGAATGACAAACTAGCTAAATTTGTAGCCGGTTTGCTATTTAGGGCCGTAGATGATGAACACGTTTTAAGGCTTGCAGAAATCGCAAACGGAAACAGCGTCAACCCTTTACCTGAAAATGAGGTAAGGCGAACGGTGGAAAGTATGATCAAGAAAGATAGAAGGGGGTGAGAATAATTGGTAATGTCGTAAGTATTGACAAAAATCCTAAATTGGTTTTAACAGATAAAGGCGCTATAAAGGCTACTAGCCCGGCCAATGTGGTGATGTGTTTAAAAGCGGATGAACAGCTAGGGCAGTATTTAAGGCGTAATGACTTTTCCCAGGAATATGAGCTTACGCAAGAAATACGCCTGGGAAATACCACGTTTCAAGCCGGGGAATTGCCCGCTAGTTTTATAAGCGTCCTTACAGTTTACTTTGAAAATAATTTAGGGGTTGTTTATTCGCCCAACGCCATGAAAGCCGGCCTGGAAACCTTCTTTTCTGAACGGTCCTACAATCCAGTAATGGAATACATGGAGCGCGTGGCCAAAGAATGGGACGGTAGGAAGCGAATTAGAAAAATGTTTCAACATTATCTGGGCGCTGAAGATACCGAACTAATTTCAAAAATTGCGGAAATGTGGCTAGTTGGAGCCGTGGCCAAAGTCTATGAACCCTATACCAAGTTTGACTATGTTTTAGATCTTGTTGGTGGTCAGGGAGTTGGTAAGACTTCCTTGCTTCAAAAAATTGGGGGGCAATGGTACACCGACGCGGTGACAGATTTCAATAATAAGGATAATTTTGACATTATGTTAAAAAGCCTTATCGTCAATGATGATGAAATGGTGGCAAGTAACCGAATGTCATTCGCGGAAACAAAAGCTTTTATTTCAAAAACTAGCTTACGTTACCGGCGTCCTTATATGTCCAAAACTGAAGAATTTGCAAAAAATTTCATTCTTGCCCGGACCACAAACCAACGGGAATATCTCAAAGATAAAACCGGTGAACGGCGCTTCCTTTCCGTGATGGTGGATGGTGCAAGGCAAAAAAAACACCCTATGGAAATTGAACAAGCTACAATAGATCAGATTTGGGGTGAAGCTGTTTCAATTTATAAGGAAGGTTTTGAACTAAAATTTGATGCTGAAACTGAAGAAGAATTAGAAAAATACCGTGAAAACTTCATGTACCGGGATGAAGTTGAAATACAGGTACTTGATTACCTTGAAATGCCTATCCCTTCAAATTGGGAAAAAATGACAGTTCAAAGACAGCACCAGTACACAGCTTCCTGGTTTGATAATTCTTCAGAGATTGAATTTGGAACGGAAGAACTCAAACGAGTTTCAACCCGTGAAATCATGTATAACTTGTTTATGAAAAATTCAAATGATCGGAAGCTTTCCGCAAAAATTAATTTAATTATTGATCATCTCCCGAATTGGGAGAAAAAAGCTTATAAAGCAAACGGAAAAACTATAAAAGGCTTTGTTAAAATTAAGTAAAATTTTATGACTTTGTGAAAAAAATTACGGTAACCGATCGGTAACCTACGGTAACTTTCGGTAACTTTTTAGTTGGAGATCGGTAACTTTTTGGGAGATCGGTAACCTTACGGTAACCGTGAAAACCCTTGATATTACTGACTTTATTACTACTAAATATATAAAAGTTACCGAGTTACCGTATTTTATAAAAAAAGTATAAAAATATTTATAAAAAATAAGAAAGCCTATTATATCAACGTTTGTAGAAAATATAAAAGGAAAAAAGTTTTAAAAATACGGTAACTCGGTAACCCGGAAAATTTCACAAACTTTTTGAAAGGATAAATATGGAAAAAGAAAAGAGTTTTGAGCAAGTTTTATCTGAACTTGTGGAACAAGATTTTATTAATGAACCGAACCATTATAAGGGCCAAAACGGGATGGAAGTAATTGACGTAATCAAAAACTTTGCACCATGTCCCGAATATGCCGAAGGGTTCTTTTTTGGAAATGTCGTGAAGTATGTTTTACGACATTCAAAGAAAAACGGCCTGGAAGATTTAAAAAAAGCCCAAGTATATTTAGGGTGGTTAATTGAGTATTTGGAGAAAGGAAAGAATGAAGCGGGAACTAATTGAAGAAACAATTAAGAAATATCAAGATCAATTAAATGATGAAGAACTTTTCCAACAGTTGAGAAATTTCTTCCCTAAAACGGCTATACAGCAACGGAAAGAATGGATCAGAAAAAGAATTAAGCAATTAAAGGAAGATTTAGAAAATGCAGATTGATAAAAAAACAAGTGATTTACTTTTTAAAACTAAGAACTGGTTTATTGCCCGCGATATTGCTCAAGGGGATATTGACAAGCAAGGCTTGAAATTGATTGAAGAAACCGGCGAATTAGTTTCAGGTTATCTAAAAGGGAAACATGAAGTCATAATGGATTCAATCGGGGATGTAGCCGTGGTTGTCGTAGGCTATGCAATGATGGCCGGCGTCCATCCGGAACAAGTGTTTTTTGATAGTAAAAGTGATTATATTCCTGATTTTGGCGGGGTGACCGCTTGGATTTGGATGATCACAGACAGCGCCTTTCAGGCTAAAGTTGCGCAAGATTTAGGGGTTGAAACTTCTCTAAAAGCCAATCTTCAAAATATTATTTGTTACTTGGATCTTATTTGTCGAGAATTAGGCTATGACTT